CCGAACGTGAGGGATGAGTGGGAGGGGTTGGAGGTAGAAATCCGTGGATGAAATCGCTGTCACTGTGGTTAGACGTGTGGATAACGTAGTGATCGACTACGTGCGTGTCTGCACCGAGTCCACGCTGGATGAGGTAATTGAGTGCGAGCACATGACCCCCGGCCACGTTGTAGACATCACGCTCACCCGAGACACGCAGGCAGTCAGTCTTCTCTAGACGGTCGGTGAAGCCACTGACGGAAGTCCTTCACCTCGCGAGTCTCAGCCTTCATACCCCAGTCGGTCGTACAACGCCTCAATGCGGTCGGCTTCCATCTGCTCGTAGTCCGGCTCGCGGATGCACCCACCTTCGCAGTCCTCGTCCTCGCACCACTCCTCATGGTCGGCTTCGTAGACATCGGGAGGTTCTTCCCAGCTCCGAGGCACGAAGTCATAGGGCACGTCGCTGAGTTTCACTGGTCCTCCGTTCCATGGCATGGGCAGTGCGCCTCATCCTCGGGGATCGGCTGGTGTTCCACTTCTCCGCAGTTCGGGCAGTTCACGACAGCCGGCCGGCAGCGTCCAGCTCGGCGGCGCAGGTCGGGCACAAGGTCAACCGCTCCCAGTGCGGGCTACCGTCCAACCGTGGCGAGTTGACCCCACGATCAGTGAGGGTGGCGTCGTCTTCGTGCTCACCACACATGGCGCAGTTCGGGCAGGCACTCACCAGGGCCGGCCGAACGTCACAGATGCGGCCGGCCCTGGAGAGCGTGATCTCGACCGGCTCACCGTCCTTGGTGCCGCCGTTGTTGAATCCGTAGACGAAACCGGAATCGGACGACGTGAGCGTATTCACCATCTCACCCTCTGCCGTCTCGAATACCACCCTGTAGCGCGGGTTGCCGTAGATCGTGTTGTTGAGACGCTCTCGGCGGATGATGGTTGCTCGCACCTTGCTCGTGGTCATGTCGTGAACCTCCCAGTTCATCCCCGTAGGCAATCTGCCATCGGCTACCGCCACCCGCCGAAGCGGGGAGCGGTGGTCGACGTCAGTTGCCAGCGGCGCGGTAGTCCAGCTCAGCGGCCCACGCTTCGGGGTAGCCGTGCTGGCACGTGGTGGCGTCCATGCCGCAGAACATCAGCGGCGCCAGGTCGTCCGCCGTGTTGTGGTCGGGGTCCATGTGGGCGTGGTCGTGACCGTCGACCCACGCCTGCCGCTGGTAGTCGTAGTGGCACCCCGCCTCCAGCTCGCCGCGGTCGTCCCATTCTGCGGTGAGGATGTCGGTGTAGCCCTGCGGTAGTGCCATCATGTCGAACCTCCCAGGTTCGTTCCGTAGTTAGGAGTAGTGAAGCACAGAAGTACGTCTCTGTCAACGCTCATTGCCAACAACCCGCTTACCGGGGAAAGTTGACCACGCGGTCAAGAACTCAGATGAGACGTGCAATCCTTCGGTTGCACTGCCGGCAGTGGTCTGCACTCTCGGTGCGTGTGGTCAGCGGACGATGAGCGGACGTGACGGTGGCGTGTCCTGACGGGATGGGATGGGGGGTGGCTACTTACAAGTAAACTCCCTGGTCAGAGGGGGTGCGCACCCCACGCCGCACCATGATTCTCGGTCTCCGTTTGGCCCTTCGCAGAGAGAGATAAGCGGTGGAGCTTCCACACCTTCGATCCGTTTTCCCTGCTCAAGCCTCAAAAATCGCAGCTACTGAAAAAATCTCGTGCCTCTCTCTGAGGACAACCCAACCCGCTTTTGGTTGGGGCGTCAGTCCAACTGAGCGAAGCGAAGGCGGAAGGCCTTGCGGGGATGGGGAACGATGACGCGACAGTGGAGCTAGAACCCCAGGTCGGATTCTAGAAAACCAGCTGCCTTCGTATCCGTAACCTCGGGTGATCAGGGATACTCTCCCGTCTCCTTCTCCCTGATACCGGTCTCGCTCACAAGGTCCGCACCTCTGCGGAGGGATGGCCTGGGAAGGACGACGCCATTGGCTTGGCCACAACACCCCTGTTACACCCATGTCTGGTTGAGCGACTTGTTCTAGTCGACAGCTCGGCGGGAGATTTTGAGATAGTCGGGCCAGGGGCTTACCGATCCCTGGACTTCAAGAGGCATTCGAGATGAACCCAGCCTCTTCCTAGCGTCGGAGATACCCGATCTCCTGGTGAGATGGTGGTACCGCAGGGCCTACAGAGGCTGCGGTACCGAGCGACGTACTGCCGGCTGTTCCCCATCACCTCTTGCTTTTCAGCCAGGGAAAGACCCGGTGAGTGGGCATCACTGTGATTTGACTTGCGCTTAGCAGGAGTCCCGATAGGGAACTCCAAGTGCTCTACGTCGATTGGAAGTTTCACTTCCGACCCTGAAAGGTGTACTTCATCTGGTATCGCTTTCTCTTGACTCAGATGTGGAGCCTGTTGAGAGTTTTCTCCATCCAACACCCGACTGTTCGATATGTCAATACCCCCTATTGACAAGGCACCTTGCCATCAGTCATAATGAACCTGGTTCTGTGGAAGAACCTGAAGTTGAGAGTTCGACCCCCACACCTGCTGACTGGTATCGCCGGGTGTGGGGGTCCTCTCATGTCTGGACAAGGTTTGGTACGATCCGGTCATGTCTGACACCTTCGGTGCGCTCTACATCAGCGGTCAACAGACCGGGCTGCCGAGCGGTGGGCAGCAGGGCATCGGACCGTTCGCCATCCCCGCCAGTGGGGTGCAGGACACGCAGACCGTCATCGTGAACACCACGGCGACCATCCCGGTCCCCTCGGGGGCACAGGGGGTGCTGCTCGTCCCGCCGGTCGCAGGAGATGTGGCGTGGAGTTTCCGGACCATCAACGGAGACACCGGCACCTACCTGAACCAGAGCCTCCCGAGCTTCATCGACTTCGATCCTGACAACTACCCATCCAACATCCACCTGAACTCCGCGTCTAGCGTGGCGATCACCGTTCAGTTCATCTAGGAGAGACATGTCCGACACCTCTGATCCCTCGACCACCCCCACCCCTCCGGTGGACCCTACCGATGCGGTACAGACGGAACCTGTCCAGACCGAGCCTGTGCCGGACCCTGCATCTTCGTCTTCCCCCGCCGAGTCCCCCACCCCCGATTCCTCGGTGCCCGTTGCCAGTTCCGAGCCGGTCGACGCACCGGCCCCTGATCCGTCCGTACCTCCTCCGGATAGCCCGATCCTTCCGGTTGAAGGAGTCTCTGACTCGCCGGCTCCCGTCCAAGAGACCACTCCGGAGGTCGTACCGGACCCCGTTCCTGCCCCGTCTCCCACCCCGACCGTTGTCGACGGCCCGCTGCAACAGCAGACCTTCCACGACACCCGTGAGATCGAAGCCGCCCAGCGCGCCGGCCTGACGAGTCCCCGCGGGCTTCCGCTGAACGACTACGCGCTGGACCAGGTACGCCGGCTGTCGGTGGCTGTCGGAGCCATCGAAGACTGGGCCAAGGAACTTCGCAAGGCAATCGACAACATCATCACGTCGTAACAACGGAGCGGGGTGGAGCAGTCTGGTAGCTTGTCGGGCTCATAACCCGAAGGTCGGAGGTTCAAATCCTCCCCCCGCCACTTGACAAGGTTCCTTGCTTCGTGCAAGGATTCTTGCATGGACCTCGGAGACATCGGAACCGAAATTGCCACCCTCGATGAGGAGAACGGCAAGCGGTTTGCTGACCTCGCCGCCGGGCGATACGGACCTCCCGTCCAGCTCCAACCCGGAACCTTCGAGTTGCTGAAGCTCACCGTCTACGTGGAGCGCATCCTTGAGCACCTGGGCTCGGACCTACTGGATCAGGCCAAGTTGGACTTCGCCAACCACGTCTCCGAAGCCCTTGACAAGTTGGAAGAGGCATCCCGCCGGGCGAAGTTCACCCAAGGACTGAACGGGAACCGTGGCTGAACTTATCGCCCTCACCGACTACCTGGATGAGATCGACAAGCTCTCCCGAGGTCGTGCTATCTACGACCAACTGGTGATCGACGCCATTCAGAAAGCACGTGACTTCGGTGTGTCCTGGTACCAGATTGCAGAGGCGCTCGGAGTGACGCGACAGGCCGCGCAGCAGCGGTACGGAAAGCACATGAGAGATGGCTGATGACCGCCTTGGATTCGATCCTCGTGCTCTTCCTCGTCGTGATGACGATGGCAACCTGGTATTCCCTGTACCTGCTTCGGAGCCGTTCGTTGAGCCCACCTTCCCCGACTCCTACTTCGATGCCCGAGAAGCCTTCGGAGGCGCTGATCGAGAAGATGATGGAGATGATGAGGACGGAGAGGTCGGAGGACCGGAGGCTGATGGAGACGCTGGTCCTGGGGAGGGAGGTGACCAGCGAACCATCCACGATGTCTTCGCTGACACTGCCGATGGAGTTCGACTACGACTCGACGCCCCTACCGCCTGGGATCGAAGCAGTGATGTCACGAGAGGCGGAGGAGGACTTGCTGGAAGCTGGGAGGAGGGAGCGCGACGCTTTGCTGGCGAAGAGACAGGAGCTGGAGGCGGAAGTCCTGAGTCGGATGGCCCAAGACCAATCGGAGACTTCCTCACCCGGACCGTGGTTGGCGACGGAGGACGAATCCGGGCTCCCGACGTAACCTTGGAGTGTGTCCCCAACTCGGTCTCCGGATTGAAAGGCGGGAACGTGTCGGTCAACTTCCACGTCAAGTTCGAGTTGGCCGACGAAGCCTTCAAGGTACACCGCCTCCAAGGGAAGTCGGTCATCATCGACATCTACGAAATCGAGGAGGACTGATGGGAACAGCGATTGTCATTGTCGTGGGTCTCTGGTGGATCGCAACCGTGTGGGGTGAGATTCCGACCGACCGTCACGGAAGGCCGGACCGGTGACCGCTGATGAGTTCAAGACACTGGTGGAGCGGATGCTCACAGAGGGAGTTCCGCCGGCAGTGGTTGCGCGCATCGTCAACATGGATGTCGACCTCATCAAAGAGGCGCAGAAGGAAGTCCGGGTCAAGCGGTACGGGACCGACGACCTCAACGACTACTTGGAGCAGATGCAGTGGCGGACCATCGAAGAGGCGATGACCTCGCTTGCGACAGGAAGCTCGACCGACAAGGCGCGAGTCATGTCGACTGTTCTCGGCAAGCAGATGACCGCCGCCACCAAACGGATGCCTGAGGGTCAGCGTGACGCGGGAGCGAAGATTCAAGAGCTGATGGCGTCGATGCGAGGGGATGATGGGTAGGCCGCAACTCGATCTCTGGCCGTGGCTTGAGCAGTTGACCCTGAAACCGAAGAACGCCCGGCCGATCAAGTTCGACCGCAACTCCCCCTTCGCCTGGGCGCAGCGACAGTTCGTCGCGGAGGTGGAGCGTCAGTACAACGCGGGACTGCCGGTGAGGATCATCGTGCTCAAGGGTCGACAGATCGGCATTTCCACCGTCACCGAGGCGATCCTGTTCCTGTGGTGCTTCCTCCACCCCGGCACCAACGCAGTGGTGATGAGCAAGGACGACGACTCTTCCAACTACCTGTTCGGGATGAGCAAGAGGTTTTGGGAGACCAGCCCATTCAACGGGCCGTGGACGACGAAGTACAACCGCATCGGCTACTTGGAGTGGGAGATGTCCCCGCTCAACTCCACCTTCACCACCGTCACTGCCGGATCGGACAACCCCGGACGAGGCATGACCATCCAGGCCGCGCATCTTTCGGAGTGTGCGTTTTGGGAGGACGCTGACAACGTGGCCGGTGACCTGGGCGAAGCCATCCCCGACAACCACGGAACGATCATGGTGCTGGAATCCACCGCCCAAGGTGTCGGTGGATACTTCCACGACGAGTGGGCGAAAGCCCAGGACGCCACCGGGGAGAAGTCTCCCTTTCACCCGTTCTTCTTCGAGTGGTGGAAGCACGAAGAGTACGAGGTCACAACCACCCACCTGAAGTACGGCGATCTTGACGAGGAAGAGAAGGAGTTGCTCGACACCTATCCGGCCATGACCATTCCGAAACTGGCGTGGAGACGGAGGAAGATCGCGACCTACCAGAATCCGGAGACGTTCAAGGAGGAGTACCCCAACTCCATGGAGGAAGCTTTTTTGTCGACCGGATCGAACGTCTTTCCTCTCGCCAAGTTGGCGCAGATGTACGAACCAGACGTGGTGTACGAGCAGGGGTTTCTCTTCAACGACAACGGGAAACTTCAGTTCCAACCCGACGACGACGGCCACTTGTTCATCTACAGGCAACCCGATCCGCGGAGGCGCAGACGGTACGTGGTGTCTTGTGACCCGACGTGGACGGTGGAGGGAGACCCCGCCTGTATCCAAGTCATCGACCGGGCCTCCATGGAGCAGGTGGCCGTGTGGCACGGAGCCGCCGACCCGAAGACCATCGGTGAGATCAGCCTTGCCATCGCTCTCTACTACGGACCCGAGGCCATCTTGAACACCGAGATTCAAGGGGGAGGGAAGGTCGTCCTCGCCGTGTGGAGAGAGGCCAACTACCAGCACATTTGGATGGACCGACGCCCCGACCGCCCCAAGGTGATGATGCAAGCCTTCGGATGGAACTCCACCTATGAGACCAAAAAGCAGATGCTCGGGACCATGCAAGGGATCATCCACCGTCAGCAGGCGTTGATCCACCACCCCGCCACCTACTACGAGATGACCCGGTACGTCACCAACGAGGACGGCACCTACGGGCCTTCGCGGAGGTCCGGGCACGACGACACCGTGATTTCCCTAGGGATCGGGTGGATGACGGTCGTCACCGAAGGCCAGTCGTTGGACTACGCCGCCCTCGGGGCGAGTCCCCAGCCGTACATCCCCGGTATCTCCCGACCTCAGATTCCCAACATGGGGTCAACTCCAACCCTGCTCGGAGCAGGTAGGTTTGGGGAACCGATGGACAGCGACGCCATGATCGGAATAGAGGAAACGTACTGATGAAGTGGTTTGCCTACCATTGCCCCTCCTGTGGTGACTTCGACGTGGACGGGATCGCGCAGGACACGATCTCGTGTCGGTGCGGACGGACGGCCAAGCGGAAGTATGCCGTCAGCTTCATGGGTTCGTCCCTCAAGTCCCAGGCGCGGTGGGACCCGGTAGTTGGGGAGTACGTGGAGAACGACCGACAGTTCCGCTCCCTGCTCCGAAAGGGACAGGAAGAGCAGAGTGAGAAGCTGAACATGGACGTGAAGCTCGCCCTGGTCGACTCGCGGGACACCGAAGCACTGGCCGAACTGCACGGTCATTCAGTCGAAGAGAGGCTTGAGGTCAAGGCCAGGACCGATTTCGTGGAGAACGCATGACACTGATCCAGGTCGAGCCGCCGCCGAACTACGACGAGCAGGAGTTCATCTCGCGTCTCCGTGACGTCTACAGCCAGGCCAAAGAGACCAAAGGCTCAATGCTGAGCGAGTGGAAGCGGAACTACCGGATCACCATGAACCGCGCCGCTCCTGCGGTAGCCGCGGCTCCCGGTACTCGGGCCAACGAAGTATTCCCGACCATCGACTCGCGTATCGGGTGGATGACCGACCAGGAGATTCAGTTCTCCATCACTCCCGCGTGCGACCCGTTCTCCATGTACTCGATGGTCTCCGACACTCTCGGGGAGCAGTTGGAGTCGATCCTGAACTCCACCATGAAGTCGGAGGGCTGGGACGGCGAAATCCAGAAGATGCTGTGGGACGCCGCCATGTTCGGGGCCGGCTTCCTGAAATGCGTGTGGGACGCGGGGCTGTCGGACGGGCTGGGGAACGTCGCCCTCAAGTCCACGTCGCCCTGGTGTCTCTACGTCGACCCCTACGCCACCGATCTGGACGACGCCCAGTACATCATCGAAGTCCACACCATGTCTCCCTCGGAGATCGAACGGCGCTACCCGGACACCACCGCGCAGATGCTGCACGACTCTGCGGTCACCGGAGACACCGACCGTGACCACCTCCCCCCCAACCAGGTTTCCAACCGGCAGAAGAACGCCGGGGTTCTCATCCCCATCGACGCTGGTCAGGGAGCGACGACCTGGGGGGCTCCGGGCGGGGCGAAGAAGCACACCTCTTCTCGGCAGGAAGGCGTGAACGTCTACGAGTTCTGGCTTCGGGAGAACTACGAAGAAGAGATCGAACCCGGCGACCCGACCCTTGGAGACGAGCCGCGCAAGGTCATCATCGACCAATGGAGGGTCGTGGTGATGTCCGGTAACCGGATTCTTCTGGACGAGTTGGCGGAAAACCTCTTCCACACCAACCGCCACCCCTACGTGCGCTACGTGGATGTGGAGACCGGCGAGTTTTGGGGCTCCCCGATCCTTCGGGATTTGGCCCCCTGCCAGCAAGCCATGAACACCCTCCTGGCGATGGGGCAGAACAACATCATCTACACCGGCAACCCCGTAGTGATCGGAGTCAAAGGTTCCGGTGCCGACCGGTCGACCTGGACCAACAAGCCGGGACAGATATACGACGTGAACGGCGGACCGGGGCAGGGGGACAACAAGCCGCAATGGTTGAATCCCCCTCAGCTCCCGAGTGCCCTGATGCAGTTCGTCCAGTTCTGGCGGGAGGAGATGGAACGGATTGCCGGACTGTCCGCCACCAACCGCGGGGAAGTGCCGTCTGGCCGTGCCACCGACAAGCAGGTCTCCGCGGGGCAAGAGGCGGGGTTCATCCGCATCCGCTCCGCCATCCGGAACTTGGAACGCACACTCCGGAAGGCCGGCGAGCTTCTGACCAACCTGGTCATCATCAACTACGACACCCCGCGCTTCGTGGCGATTGTGGGGGACGAAGGGGAGATGAGTTCGATTCGCCTGGCCGCTCAGCACTTCTACTCCCCGACCGAGGATCACACCGGGAAGGTCACCTTCGCCCCCCTCCGGTTCACGATGATGGTCAACGCCGGATCGTCCAAGCCCACTTCCCGTGCTGCCCGCATTCAGGAAGCCAACATCTTGAAGCAGATGAACGTGGTGGACGATCAATACGTGCTTCAGGCGTACCGGGTCTCCCACTGGAAAGCGGTCATGCAGCGCAAGCAGCAGCAGGAACAGATGCAGCTCCAACTCGCCCAGGCCCAGGCCGCGGCAGGGATTGCTCAGAAGTCCGGGGGCAAACGACCCCCATCCCAGGCACCCAAGCCCGGCGGGTAGTAACATTCGATCCATGAAGGAAGCCCGACCGCACACGTCCAACATGTCTCCCGAGATGAGCACCAAGAACCGGGGGTCGATCCTTCCGGCCGAGCGTGCCCGACTCGACACCGATGAGGGGGGGCTGTACTCCCGCAACGCCTTCGAGGAGCCGGACGACTACCACTCCAACTCGGGTCCCGACTCCGTACTCCACTAGGTGCTACCGTTCCCATGAACAGAGCGAAGGAGAACTAGACGGTGCCTCTCAAGCGAGGGTCTTCCAAGAAGGTGGTCAGCAACAACATCGCAGAGATGCGGAAGGCCGGACACCCTGAGAAGCAAGCCGTCGCTGCGTCGCTGTCCAACGCTCGGAAGTCGAAGCGGGGCAAGCGCACCGCCAAACGTTCTACCAGACGTGGAGGGAGGTGAAACATGGAGAAGAACCTCACTGAGGCCCGTGACCGGAAGGGTCACCGCGGTGGCCGCAAGCACGGGCGCAAGGGGCGGTGAGCCTCAGGGCGCTTCCGTAGCGCCCGCCGTGCAGCAGTAGTACCGGGGGGCGGGACGTACCGGATGATCGTCCCGCCCCCCATCACCAACAAGGAGAAGTCATGGCAGACCAGAATCAAGTTCGACCCAACTACGGGGGCATGCCGAAGGGCAAGGCCAACATCATGCGACAGGGCCAGACGGAGACCGAGGCGTGGGGACAGGACCCCGCTGCCAAGGGTGAAATCCCCGCGGTCAAGGACTACCCCTCGCGCTGATGCCGGCAACCAAGGGGAGCGGTGCTCCCTCTTCCGTAGCCGAAGGAATGAACGGGATCGTGCAAGCGATCTCCGCGACGATGACGGCCCCCGACGCGGGGCCGCATCTCAAGTTCCTGCAAGGTCTCTTGCAGGCCACGGTGGGGCAGTTGCAGCAGGGCAACGCCCCGAAGCCGCAGGGTCAGCCGGGACAGCCCCCCGGCCCCGGCGGGACGAACATCAACCAACTCATGGGTGGCCAACCGCAGCCGCCTTCCGCTGGACCGCAGGGTGGACCGACCCAAACCGGAGCGTCCGCCGACGACATCCGCCGCATGGTCGGCGCTAACGCAGGGACGCCCGGATAATGGCAAGTATCAGAGAACTCTTCGCAGACCCCGAACTCAATGAGGAGGGCGGGGAAGAGCAGATCGACCTGAACAAGGTGCTCGATGAAGTCACCAACGTACTGAACGATCGGACTCCGCCGCCTGAGCGTGAGTCAAGTACCCCGGAGGACGAGGCACCGTCCGATCCTGACCAGTCGGCCGCCGCCGACGAGGAGGGAGATGGGGAGGAGGAGGAGGAACCGGAGGCACCGGAGTCGGTCCCCGCTGCCTCGGTTCCTCCCTCCGATCCACTGGCAGAACTCCCCCCTGAGCGACGGGCCGCACTTCTGGCGCTCGATCAGACCCTCATGTCCGACGAGTCCAAGCGGGCAGAGGTGTTCCGGATTCTTTCGGGCGAGCCCAGGGTGCAAGCTCCCCCCCCGCCGACTCTTCCTGAGCACATCGACCCCGACTCGTTCGAGGCGACTATCTGGAAAGAGCAGCAGGCCACCAACGCTCGGATCGCGGAGATTTCCGAGCACACCCGCCTACAGCAGGAGGCGTTCGAGAAGCAGCGGGCCAACGCCGCAGCGATGGAGGCCGGAAACCGGTTCGCACAGAAGTACGCCGGCAAGCTGGACCAGAACGACATTCTGGAAATCGCCAAGTACGCGGGTACCACCGGTATCGCCGGAACCTTCACCGCCACCAAGGAAGGACGGGAGAACCCGACCGAAGCCTTGGAGCGGGCGTTGGAGCACACCCTGTGGACCAACGAGTCCTTCCGAGCCAAAATCCTGGGGACTGACGGGCCGACCACGCCCCCCGGAGAGCAGCCAGCCGCGCAGGAAAGGAAGCGCAAGCTGACCGCTGTCAGTTCCTCAGCATCCCCCGTGACCGGATCGTCCTCGACGCGATCCCCCTTGGAGAACGATTCCAATGGTAGGTTGCAGGAGAAGTCGAGGATGCAAGTTGTCCAAGACCTTGCTACGGGACTAGCGAGAGAATCGAGAGCAGGATAATCAATGGTCACTCCCACCGGTGTCGACACCATCACGTCGATTTCTCGACGCATCCTCCGAGAGGAGGCCACCGATGTGTACTACCTCGGGTCACCGTTCACGGAGCGACTGTTCCGCCAGAACCGGGTGAAGCGTCGGGGCGGACTCCACATCGAGTCGCGGTTCATCTACCAGCCGTGGGCAACCGGTGGAGCGTTCTACGGTCCTGAGGTTCTGAACGTCGAGCCCTCCGATACCGAGATTTCCGGTGCGTGGGACTGGAAGGAGTACTACACCAACGTGACGCTGGACCAGCGTTCGTTGATCCGTGCGGACTCCGAGTACGCCGTCGCCAACTACGTGGTGGAGCAGTGCGAACTCGCCAAGATGGACCTGCGGGACAAGATTGCCTACGGCATCTGGTCGGACGGTTCCAACTACAAGGCCATCGACGGCATCTACGAGATCGTGGACACTGGCACCTACGCCCCCACCTACGCCGGACTGTCCCGTTCGGCGTACCCGTTCCTGAAGGCGCAGGTCGACTCGACCACCACCACCCTGGGCCTGGCGTCCATGAACAGCCTGTGGGACCTCTGCACCAAGGGTGCGAGGGCTCCGAGCGTCACCGTCTCCACCCGCGCCAACCTGACCCGGTTCGAGAACCTGCTTCAGGCCCAGGTGCAGTACACCCAGCCCACCACCGCCGTCGACCAGACGTTCGCCAGCGGTGGCTTCTCCGGTGGGTGGTACCGCAACCAGCCGTGGATCGTGGACGAGCACATCAACCCGACCGGCACCGAGGGAGTCCTGTTCTTCCTGAACGAGTCGTACTTCGAGCTGGTCATCAACCAGAACGGCGACTTCGAGGTGGGCGACTTCCAGCAGCCGACCAACCAGTTCGTCATCACGTCCCTCACCTACGTGGCGCTCAACCTGCTCTGCCTGAACCCCCAGGTGCAGGGCAAGTTCACGGCGTTGACGGCCTGATCGGAACCAAGGAGCCACCATGCCGCTGACCAATAGCTACAACGTCGCAGCTCAGAACAACGAGCAGCCCGAATACCAGGTTCTGTGGGAGCCCATCGCCGTGGACCCTGCGTCCGCGGCGTCGGTCACCTTCCCCACCGCCGCAGGAGCGGGCGCGTGGGTACCGGGTGCCATCCTGTCCTACAACACCGCTGGCGTCGGTGCCTACCCCCCGCTGGGGTACGGCGCAGCCGCCAACCAGGGCGGTGACTCGGGCAACTCGGGCAACCCCACCTTCCCGAACAACTGGACGGTCCAGTACGTCGATCTGGCCCCGGTGAGCACGACTACCTACCTGGCGGGTGTGTTCCTCGGAGGCCCGTCGCTTGGCGCTCCGTTGCCGGTGGTTCCCAACACCATCCCCGGCGGTCCCGCTTTCTCGGCCATGGTCGGCAAGCGGGGCATCGCCCAGGTGTTGGTGGACAACTCCACCACCATCGGGCACACCCTGAACGGCTCATCCACCTCCGGTCACACCGGTCAGGCGTCGGACACCGGAGGTTCGACGTGGACCTTCGGCACCACCATCGGCATCGTGCTTCAGGCAGTCACCGTTTCGGCCGGCCCGGTGCTGTGCTGGGCTGCCGTCAACTTCCCGCACTGAGAGGTAGGACATGGGCTCGGGACTTCCCTTCGCCACACCAGTCGCCACGGACGAACTGTGGAAGAACATCCTGTTCGACCTGGGCGTACCCATCGGCGCTAGTCCGACCGAAGTGCACGGGATTCTCCTAGGTCTCGACAACGGTCTGTTCGCCAAAAACCTGGGCATCTACGGCAACGGCTCGGACGGGGTGTGCAACTTCATCTCCACGGGTTCGGCCACCGTGGCTGGGGCAACCCTGTCGGGCGGGGTCTACACCATGACCCGCGACATCTACCTGGCAAGTGGTTCGATCATCCAGCCGGGATCGACCATTAAGACGGCGGGCTTCCGCATCTTCGATCAGGGGAACCTGGTCAACAACGGGATCATCCAGAGCAATGGCAACGCTTCGGTTGCGAATGCCGCAGGGGCAGCCCTGTCCTACTCGGGGACGGTATCCAACACCACAGTTGGCGAGGCGGGCGCAGCCGGTGGAACCGGTGCTGGGAGTGCGGGCACCGCGGCAGGAACCAACAGTCTCGGTGGCGCGGGTGGAGCAGGGGGTAGCAACGCCTCCATCCCCAACGCAGGGGGAGCAGGTGGCGCAGTCACCGCTCCCTCAGCCACCGTCGAAGGCCCCTACACCCTCGACCTCGCCTCGAAGGTCAGAGTCCTCGGAACCACCGCATTCGCGCTGTGCCTTGGAGGGGCGGGCGGAGGGGCGGGCGGAGGGGACAGCACCAACAACTCCGGGGGCGGAGGCGGTGGCGGTGGGATCGTTGTCGTCGTCGCACAGACCATCTCAGGGACCGGGACCATCGAAGCCCTCGGTGGGAACGGCGGAGCGGCCAACGCCACCGGCACCCCTTCGGGAGGAGGTGGCGGAGGTGGCGGGTGTGTCATCGTCATCTCAAGTTCTGTTCAGCCCCCAGCCGTGACCGGCGGCGCAGCTTCGCTTCCCGGTCAGACCGTCTCCGTGGCCGGTGGTGCCGCAGGAGCCGCAGGAGCGGGCGGTGGGACCGCAGGGACCGCAGGCTCCGCAGGAACTACCATTCTCCTACCAGCGTAAGGACCGAACATGCCGACACTCAAGGAACCACAGTTCACCGATCTGCCGCCCACAGTCACGCAGATGAAGCGTGCGGGCGTCTCTCAGCCTGAGGACCGCCATGTCGCCAGGCCGGCGAGGGACCTCCCCTTCCTTCTGGACGGGGATTTTCTGAAGGTGACCAACAACGACACCAGGGCGTGGGACTTCCGGTGGAACCGGAAGCACTACGTCATCGAGTCGAAGGCCGAAGGGTTTGTCCCCTTCGAGGCCCTGGTCGACATGCTGGGTGATCCGCGTTCCATGG